ACACCTTGGCCTCGGGCGGATCTCCCTTACGGATCAAGACTGCTGCGACAGCTGGAACCGATAACCTGTACGACGTTCAAGGCTATTGGGTTACAGGAGATCCTAATGGAGTTGTGCGCTTCGAGGTTCCGCATGACCTGTTCACCGCTACCCTCTACTACGTCGACCAAGCCAACAGCAACAGGTGGGGAACGCTCCTCATTCATCCCAGGAATTGATCATGTCCACTGAAAGAAAGACAGTAGTAACCCTTCATAAAGGAGTCGACGGCCACCGCTTCATGGAGGAGATGGCTGACAAGAGAGGGTCTGGCGCAATCCCTGACAGGTCTGTTCAGATCTGGAATGAAAAGCCAGAATCGATATCTAATTATGACTTCGTTCTTTCTTCTGAAGAAGCTGCCCAATTGAAGTCTGATCCTAGGGTTAGAGAAGCCAGGTGGGGTACCAAGAAAGAGCTTGGCATCTTTGCTGCTTCGAACGTATACGAGCCTCCTAAGGACTACAGCAGGGTCTCTACTATTGGCAACGAGTATTACAACTGGGGTCTTGCTGCTTGCGGGAATAGTGCAGACGATGTCTATGCTACTAACCAGTTTGAGAGGGAATATGTCAACGGCTACAACTTGACGGGAAAAGATGTAGACGTTATAATCATGGATGATGGGGTAGAGGCAACTCACCCAGAATGGATCGACATTGAGACCGGCTTTACGCGATTTCAGTTCATCAACTGGCCGATCGCAGCCGGCAACCCTTTAGCAGTCCAGGATAGCGGATACTACACAGAGAATACGGGTGGTCATGGAACTCTCTGTGCAAGTGTAGTTGCGGGCAGATTGTACGGCTGGGCCAAAGCAGCCCGCATCTATTCGATGGCCTGTTATGACAACTTCGGGCCCACACCCAACTGGATGTTTGGACCAAGCATAGCTACGAACTTGATGCGAGGTTTTCATGAAAACAAAACCACCGGCCGACCGACTGTCGTGAACGCCTCGTGGGCTTACTTTATTAATTGGGATTTTAACGAATTCGTCTACAGAGGTCAAACCTACCAGAGAAGCGAGGGCAGCTATCCTAGCTACAACCCGGACGTGACAAAGGCTATGATGTCGGGTCGCCATCCAACGAGGGTAGCTTCCCTTGACTCTGACATTGAAGATCTAGTCGCCTCTGGAGTTCATGTTGTATCGACGGCCTGCAATGACTTTAACTATATTGACCAGGTTGGTGGTATTGATTGGGACAACAATCATGACCTATATTACGCGAGCACGATTCATTACTGGTGCCGAGGCAGTACTCCTGGAAACTCCAACGGTGTAACGACGGTTGGCAGCGTTGATACAAGCCGCTGGGTGGACGATGGAATAGTTAAGGATCAGATGCACTTCTCAAGCGGCCGCGGGCCAGGTATTGACATCTGGGCTCCTGGAACGTATATTGCCGGGGCTATGTCTACAAGGAATGGTTTCGAGTCGGAGAATCCGCAGCCCTATCCTGCAAATCCAGACTTCAAGATGTGCAAGCTAACGGGAACCAGTTTTGCAGCTCCACAGGTGACTGGGGTTCTGGCTCAGCATCTGCAGCTCAATCCAAACATCACTCCAGCAGAAGGCAAGAAGTGGTTGAAGGACAGCGCCGACAAGGATCGGCTTTATGACGGAACTGTTGGGGCTCCTGAACTCAACCATAACAACCACAAGGCCTTGAATGGAGCAGCGAACTTATTCCTGAGAAACCCCTATCAAAATGGAGTATCAAAGAAGTACTCGGGCGATATCAGAATATCTAAGCAGTAGGCCTTGGGTATCCTAACGGCAGCCCGACTAGCTCCATGCCGATTCCAGCGCCTAGGAATAAATTGCTGCCAGCTCGTGGCGATTTTTCAGATCTTGACAGTAATGTACAGGAGCTCCTTGATGGCGAGATGTGTTACGCCATCGACCAAGATCAATATTATCAGAAAGAAGGTTCTGTCCTTGTTCCTGTTGGAGCCACTAAGGCGCAGGGCTCACTCGCTGATTCGGCACTGCAAGACGCTCCTTCAGATGGTGTGCAGTACTGCAGAAAGGATGGGGTCTGGTCTGAGGTCGTTTCCTCTGGCGGTGGTGGCGGTGGTGGAGACGGAGAAGGTTTAAGTACAAGAGCTACCTTCCTTGCCTCCAGCGGCTCAATCGCTCCAGGAGCGTCCGCAAACATTGTTCTACCTGGCTTCTCGACTTACGCCTTGTACTCGATTGAAGTCTCAGGACCAGCGTGGGTAAGGCTTTATATCAATGGTTCTAAGAGATCTGCAGATTCGGGTAGGGGGAGAGACAATGATCCTACTGCCAACTCCGGTGTAATAGCTGAGATCATTACCACCGGTGCAGAGAAAGTTGAATTTGGTCCAGCCGTCCTTGGTTACTGCTCTACAGGAACTTTGATTCCAGCAAGGATAACAAACCTAGCTGAGAGCGGATCTTCTTCAGCTATCATAACCGAGGTTACTATCCTGAAACTGGAGGCGTAAAGTGAAGGATCAACTATTTGAGTGTATCGTAACCCTCCACAGAAGAGAGGACCTAGAAGAATTCTATTATGACATGGAGACGCCTGGAGGGAACCTGTACATTCCAGACAGGTCTGTTGACGTAGATAAGAGAAGGCCTACCAGTCGAAATACTCACTACATGTTGACTGCAGAAGAGATGCATACGGTCAAAAACGACGACCGGGTCTGGGACGTGTGCCGGCAAGATATACGCCCCAGGCCAGAACCTGACTGGTATGCAGAAGATCAGAGATACACCAAGAACACCGTTAAAGATTCTTTCGATAAAAACTGGGGTAACTATAGGCACGTCCTAGACAGCCCAATTCCCCAATGGGGTTGGAACGGAACAGCTCCAACTCAAACTGTCGACAACCGAATCACGGCCTCAGGCAAGAATGTTGACGTTCTTATTGTTGATGGGCACATGCGCCCCACTCATCCAGAGTTCGCAGTAAACCCGAACGGAACAGGTGGTAGCAGAGTTGTCCAGTACAACTGGTTCCAAAACGACGTTGGCTTCGGTACTGGCACGTACAACTACAACACCTACACCTCTTATGGTGCTAATCATGGAGCTCATACTGGTGGTACTACAGCTGGAAACTCTCAAGGCTGGGCTCGCGATGCAACTATCTATAACATCAATCCGTACCAGACGGAAAACCCGAACGATGGAGTTCTTGGTTACAGCGACTCGGTAATGTGGGATTACATTCGTGCGTGGCATAACTCTAAGCCAATCAATCCGGCTACCGGTCGTCGCAACCCTACGGTAAGCAACCACAGCTACGGTACTAAGGTTCAGGTTACTGGGAACCGTACTGGTTATTTCTGGCCGACGAGAGTCCTCTACAGGGGTAACATCGTCACGGAGCCGGGCCCAGATGGAACGATCATCGGCGGTGATACTTACAAGGGAATGAATATTAAGTCTGTGGGCGCACAGGTTGAATGTCAGTACTACTTCTCCAGTCATTTTGCGGATGTTCAAGACGCGATTGCCGACGGTATTATCTGTGTCGCCTCGGCGGGTAACTTAGGACAAAAGATTGTAAACAGCGCCGATCAGGATTTTAATACCATAATTTACTGGCCAAACATATACGGGCCTGACATCGAGATTTACCCGCTCAGGGGTTCTGGATCACTCCAAGGCATGGACGAGCTTATCAACGTGGGCGCAATGAATGACGACGTGAGTGAGGGGAGAGCTACTTTCTCTAACAACGGACAACATGTCGCCGTCTGGTCCGCCGGCGAGGCTATTCAGAGTTCCTATAACTACCCAACCGGTAACACCGTTAATGATCCCAGAGACACCAACTATCTATTGTCCAAGTCACAAGGAACATCGATGGCCGGTCCACAAGTTTGTGGGGTTCTTGCTTGCTTGGCAGAGTCCTGGCCTACGATGAATCAGGCACAGGCGAAGGAGTGGATAGAAACAAACGGACTAAAAGACCAGGTCTATGACTCTGGAACAGGTGACATTACAGACGACGATGCTTTAATGGGTGGTCCTAACAATATGCTCTATTGGTTCAACCAAAGACCAGAAGAGGGTGCTGCCTCTCCCAAGGTAAACTTCTTACCGCGACCTGTAGAAGGAGCGACTTGGCCTCGAACAAGAACAAGAAAATGGGGCTAAATTAGGAAAAAACAATTTAAGGGGGACTTGGGTATCCTAGCTGGTATTTAAGTCAAACCTCTCCCATGCCAGTTCCAAGTCCAAGGAGCAAAGTGCTACCGGCCCGTGGTAATTACTCGGACCTGGCAGCCAACGTAGCCTCCCTGCTAGATGGCGAATTCTGCTACGCAATTGATCAAGACCAGTACTACCAGAAAGAAGGGTCCGTCCTCGTCTCCGTGGGCGCTACCAAGGCTCAAGGTAACTTGGCCGACTCAGCTCTTCAAGATGCACCGAGCAATGGCTCTGAGTATGTCCGCAAGAACGGCAGCTGGTCAGTGGCTACCGGTGGCGGTGGCGGTGGAGGCATCGAGGAAGCTCCTAACGATGGCACTCCTTACTCGCGCCAAAGCGAAGGCTGGGTGTCTAGCCCTGCTGGATTAGACGACGCGCCTTCAGACGGCAACCACTACGGTCGCCAGAATGGTGGCTGGGCTCAGACTCCTAGTGGACTCACCGACGCACCTACTGACGGCTCCCCTTATGCACGCCAAGACGGCGGATGGGTGGCTAGTCCTACTGGGCTTTCTGACGCAGCGTCTGATGGAACCTTGTACGGCCGCCAAGATGGAGGCTGGGTTGAGGTACCAACCACCAGTGGAATCGAAGAAGCTCCTAACGATGGTCAGCAGTACGCTCGCCAGAATACAGGCTGGGAGATCGTCAACACCGGTAGTGGTGGAGTCGCTGGTGTGTCAAGTATCATTGCTGGTACTGGCATCTCTATCGACCAATCTTTGGGAGATGTGACGATTACCAATACCGTCACCGACACCGGCGCAACGAACCTCGACGAACTTACTGACGTCGACCTTACTGTTGCACCTACTGACGGCCAGGTGCTTGCCTATGACAACGCCTCTTCTACCTTCAAGCCTGTCGAGATGACTGGGGCTGACGGCGTGGGCGCAACAAGCCTCGACGAGCTTTCTGATGTTGACCTCTCGACTCCTGCCACCATTGGCGACGTCTTGATGTATGACGGCAGTGACTTCACTCCTTTCGCTGCCGACCAGATCCCCAACTCTTTGGGAGCACAGCCCAGAGTTACCTTTACCATTAATGCCAACGGGACTAGCGCTTACCTGTTCTCAGGGCCTGGATTCCCTACTCAGGCATCGAACCCTGAGATCGCCCTGCAGCGCGGCCAGACTTACGTCTTCTCTAATGTTTCCGGGTCTCATCCATTCGAGATCCAGACAGCTGGTGGCGCTTCATACGACAGCGGTGTAACTGATAACAACACCGTTGGCGACGTAGTCTTCGTCGTTCCCATGGATGCTCCTGACGAGCTGAAGTATCAGTGCACAGCGCATGGCGGCATGACTGGCGTTATCAACGTCCTTAACACCGTTGACGCTTCAACACCTAGCCTTGCCAGCTCAGACCTGACCGATGTCAGTTCAACGAGCGCACAAAGCGGAGAGGTCCTGGTTCACGACGGTAGTGAGTATGTTCCTACAGCTCTGGGCCTAGATGGACTGGACGACGTTAACCTTGCTGTTGCAGCAACAGACGGACAAGCTCTGACCTACGACGTGGCCACCGGCAAGTGGATTCCTCAGACTCCCGCTGGAGGTGGTCTGGCAGACGCAGCGTCTGATGGAACCTTGTACGGCCGTCAAGATGGTGCATGGGTAGAAGTTCCCTCCGGTGGTGGCGGTAGTAGCGGCCCTGCCTTCACTGAGGTTACGGTTAGCCCTGCTGAGATCCTACTGGCTCACACCTTTGAGGGTGTCGCCGGCGATTCTGGTCTCATCCATGTCAACATGGCTAGCTGGGATG